GCTGTTGAAATTGCAGAAGAACAAGCTATAAATGTTTTATTAGAAGGTAATAGATATGAGTTAATTCGTAAAAAAGTAAATTACGATTTAACTGTTTTAGGTATTGGTGCTGTTAAGAATTCATTTTCTAAATCACAAGGGGTTAAAGTAGAATATGTTGATCCAGCTAATATAGTTTATTCTTACACAGATGATCCTTATTTTGAAGATATATATTACTTTGGTGAAATAAAAACAATACCAATAAACGAATTAGTAAAAGAGTTTCCTAATCTTACAGAACAAGAGCTAAAGGAAATGAACAAACAAGGTTATCAATCAACTGGTTTTTATAACAAAAGCTTTAATGATTCAAATAACATAGATCAAAATCAAATACAAATACTTTACTTTAATTATAAAACTTACATGAACCAAGTTTATAAAACTAAAGTAACTGCAACTGGTGCTAGTAAGGTTATAGCTAAAGATGGTGATTTTTTACCAGGTGAACTTGATGCTATAGAAGCTAGGTTTGGTAAATTATCTAAACAAATAGAAGTATTATTTGAAGGTGCTATGGTTTTAGGTACTAAAAAAATGTTAAAGTGGGAACTAGCTAGCAACATGATGAGACCTAAAAGTGATTATACTAAGGTAAAACTTAATTATAGTATTGTTGCACCTAGGATGTATAAGGGAAAGATAGAATCTTTAGTCAGTAGAATAACCACATTTGCTGATATGATTCAAATAACACACCTTAAAATTCAACAGGTGATGTCTAGGATGGTTCCAGATGGTATATATTTAGATGCCGATGGTTTAGCTGAAATAGATTTAGGTAATGGTACAAATTACAACCCGCAAGAAGCATTAAATATGTTTTTCCAAACTGGTAGTATTATAGGTAGATCAATGACTAGTGATGGTGATATGAATCCTGGTAAAGTGCCGATACAAGAAATACAGTCAGGATCTGGTGGTGGTAAATTACAAAGTTTGATACAAACTTATAACTACTACTTGCAGATGATAAGAGATGTGACCGGTTTAAATGAAGCAAGAGATGGTAGTATGCCTGATGCTAAAACACTGGTAGGTGTACAAAAGTTAGCTGCTGCAAATAGTAACACAGCAACAAGACATATACTACAAGCTGGTTTATTTTTAACATCTGAGTTAGCTGAGTGTTTATCATTAAGAATATCTGATATTATAGAATACTCACCAACTAAAGAAGCTTTTATTCAAAAGCTAGGTAGACATAACGTTGCTACATTAACAGAAATGGGTAATTTACATTTATACGATTTTGGTATATTTATAGAGTTAGCACCTGATGAAGAAGAAAAAATGATGTTAGAAAATAACATACAACAAGCTTTACAACAACAAGGTATAAATCTTGAAGATGCAATTGATATTAGAGATATTAAAAATACAAAGCTAGCTAATCAATTGTTAAAGCTTAAAAGAAAAAAGAAAGCTGAACAAGATCAAATGATCCAACAGCAAAACATACAAGCTCAAGCTCAAGCTAATGCAGAGGCGCAGCAGGTTGCAGCTCAAGCTGAAGTTCAAAAAAACCAAGCTATAACTCAAAATCAATTACAATTAGAGCAAGGTAAAGCTGAGTTAGATTTACAAAAATTACAAGCTGAAGCACAAATGAAAAAAGAACTTATGAACCATGAGTTTCAGTTAAACATGCAAATAAAAAAGATGGAAGCAGATGTGCTAAAATCTAGAGAAGATAATAAAGAAAATCGTAAGGACGAAAGAACAAAAATCCAAGCGACTCAACAATCTGAATTAATAGATCAAAGAAATAATCAAAAACCACCTAAAAACTTTGAATCTTCAGGTAATGATATAATGGGTGGTGGATTTGGATTAAATCAATTTGATCCAAGATAATTTTTTAATAATTTTATAATATTATATTATGGCTAAGAAAAAGAAAGCTGAGGTAGTTGAAGAAATTACCGAAGAACAAACACAACCTGTTGTTGAAAAACAAGAGGAAGTAAAAGAAGAAAAACCCGTTAACGAAATAAAAGATGACGGTACTATTAAGGTTGATTTATCTAAATATGCTAAAGAGCAAGAAGCTTCTAAAGAAGATGTTGCAAAAGTAGATTTAAGTAAAAAAGAAGAACCTAAAGAACCTGTAGAAGAACCTATACAAGAGGTTACTGAAGAGGTTAAAAACGAAGAAGTCGTTGAAGAAACCCCAGTTGTTGAAGAAATAACTGAAATAGAGGTTGAAGAACAAGTTGAAGAAGTTAAAGAAGCAGTTGAAGAAGCTGTTGCTGAAGCTCAAGAGACTGGTGAACCACTACCTGAGAATATAAAAAAGGTAGTTGAGTTTATGAACGAAACAGGTGGAACATTAAACGATTATGTTAAACTAAATCAAGAATATGATAAGTTAGACGATCACGAATTGTTACACGAGTTTTTTAAACAAACAAAACCTCATCTAACAGATGATGAAAGGGTTTTTGTCATGGAAGATTTATATTCTTTTGACGAAGAAGTAGACGACCCTAAAGATATTAAAAGAAAAAAATTGGCATTAAAAGAGCAAGTTGCGAATGCCAAAAGCCACTTAGACGGGCTAAAGTCTAAATATTATGCTGAAGTCAAAGCTGGAAGCAGGTTAGCGCCTGAACAACAGAAAGCTGTAGACTTCTTTAATCGATACAATGAAGACGCTAAGGTTACTGAGAAAAATAAGTCAATCTTCAAAAAGAAGACAGATGACGTTTTTACTAACGAGTTCAAAGGTTTTGAATATAAAGTTGGTGAAAAAAGATTTAGGCTTAATATCAAAGAGGCGGATAAAGTTAAAGAAAGCCAATCAGACATTGGAAATTTTGTAAACAAGTTTACTAATAAGAAAACTTTTGCAATAGAAGATGCTAAAGGTTATCACAAATCATTATTCACCGCAATGAACCCAGATCTCGTAGCTAACCACTTCTATCAACAAGGCAAGGCAGATGCTATCAAGGATAGTATGGCTAAAGCAAAAAATGTTGATATGTCACCAAATCAAACGCATGGAAATGTTATTCAGTCTGGTGGTATGAAAGTTAGGGCTATTAGTGGAAATTCATCTAACGACTTCAAAGTAAAGATCGGCCGACCAGCCAACAAAATAAGTTAAAAATTAATTAACCCTTAAATTTAAAAATTATGAGTTTTGCAAGTTCGCCAAGCACATTGGCAAATTTAAACACGTTATCGCCAAGACCAACGCAATCGCTTTGGGGAGATAACTATTTGAGCTTCGATTCTGCATCAGGTGGTGGTACATTCGCACAGCAATTTTTACCAGAAATTTATGAAAAGGAAGTAGAGAGATACGGAAAAAGAACTATCTCTGGTTTCCTTAAAATGGTAGGAGCTGAAATGCCTCTTGCTTCTGATCAAGTTATTTGGTCTGAACAAGGAAGATTACACATCGCTTATGATTCATTAGAGTCTGGAGCAAACACGGTACAAGTAGCAGATGCTAGTGCAAACACACTTACACTACCAGCTGACCACTTAGTACAACAGTTTGATACTATTATCGTAGTAAACAACGAATCAGCTAGATTAAACAATACATTAAAATGTAGAGTTTCTAATGTAAACGGACAAACTGTAACTGCACTTCCATATGCACAAGCTGCACACGACACTGGATCGCTTTTCGCTGATGGTGACGATATTAAAGTATTTGTATATGGTAATGAATATCCAAAAGGATCTTCAGGAATAACTGGTTCTATTGACGCTTCATTTACTCAATTTAGTAATAGACCAATCATCTTAAGAGACAGATACCAAGTTAACGGTTCTGACACTGCACAGATCGGTTGGGTTGAAGTTACAACTGAAAACGGTGCTTCTGGATACTTATGGTATTTAAAATCTGAGCACGAAGCTAGATTAAGATTTGAAGACTACTTAGAAATGTCTATGATAGAAGCAGAAGAAGTTGCTGCTTCATCTGGTATATCTGGAGTACAAGGTTCTGAAGGTCTTTTTGCAGCTATCGGTTCTAGAGGTATGGTATTTACTGGTACTGACTTTGACGTACAAACTGGATTTAACTCTGCTGGAGTTAGTACAGCTTATGTAATCAATGCTGGTTTAAGTGAATTCGATACTATTCTTCAAGAATTAGACAAGCAAGGTGCTATTGAAGAGAACATGATGTTCTTAGATAGAGCTACTTCTTTAGAAATTGACAATATGTTAGCTTCTGTAAATTCTGCTTTAGCTGGTGGTGCTTCTTATGGAGTATTCAACAACGCAGAAGATATGGCGCTAAATTTAGGTTTCTCTGGTTTCAGAAGAGGTTCTTATGACTTCTACAAATCTGACTGGAAATACTTAAATGATTCAACAACTAGAGGAAACTTGGTTGATATTCAAGGATTATTAGTACCAGCTGGTACATCTACTGTATACGATCAGTCTATGGGTAAAAATATCTCTAGACCTTTCTTACACATTAGATATAGATCTTCTGAAGCTGATGATAGAAAAATGAAATCTTGGATCACTGGATCTGTAGGTGGAAACTATACGTCTGATGCTGACGAAATGGTAGTTAACTTTTTATCAGAAAGATGTTTATGCGTTCAAGCAGCAAACAACTTTGTGTTATTCAAAGCTTAATTACTGAATATTATTAAGGTAAGGGCGCTTCGGCGCCCAATACCTTATTTTTTAAACTTTTATATTATATTATATTATGAACAAATACAAAGATAAGTTGTATGAGTTGCAAGGCAACAATACACCTATTATAAATAGAATACCATCAAGACACACTAGAAAAAATCCTTTAATGTGGTTTGATGAAGAAAAAGGTTATGAAAGAGAGCTTAGATATGCTACAAACCAAAGATCACCATTTGTTGATGAACAACAAGGTGTAGCTACATTAGGCCATATAGCTTTTAGAAATGGTAAATTACACGTAGAAGGAAAACAACAAAACTTAATAAAGTTTTTAGAGTTACATCCTTTAAATGGTAAGTTATTCAAAGAATTTAACAAAGTTGAAATAGCTGAAGATCATTTAGATTTTTTAGAGTTCCAAGTAGATTCAATGAAATATGCTAAGGACATGGAGATAGAACAAGCAGAAGCTATTTTAAGAGTTGAAATTGGTAGTGATGTAAGTAAAATGACTACTAAAGAAATAAGAAGAGATCTTATTATAATGGCTCAAAGAAACCCTAAGTTGTTTTTAGATTTAGTACAAGATGATAATATTATGTTAAGAAACATAGGTATTAAAGCTACTGAAGCTAAAATATTAGCATTAAGCGAAGATCAAAGGGTATTTAAATGGGCATCAAATGGTAGAAAACTATTTGAAGTACCTATGGACGAACATCCTTATTCAGCGTTAGCCGCTTGGTTTAAAACTGATGAAGGTATGGAGGTCTTTAAAACGATTGAAAAAAGATTAAATTAATAATCACTTTATAGAGTAGTCATCTCTATGGGGTGACTACTACTATAAATAATAAAATATGGTAAATATAAATACAGTATATCAAAGGGTGTTAACCATTGCTAATAAAGAGCAAAGAGGATATATAACTCCAGCGGAGTTCAATGTACTTGCTAATCAAGCTCAGATGGATATATTTGAGCAATATTTCTACGATCTTAATCAGTTCGACAGAATAGGAAGCATAAATGAAACAATTTATTCAGACACTGTAGATATTTTACAAGAAAAAATAGATCACTTTGAAAAATATAGACAAGCCGTAGACATGAGTAATGGAGGTGGTGTAGGTATACTACCTGATTATTATCGCATGGGCGCTTTATACCATATATCAGATGGTAAATATTATGAAATTGAAAGTTTGTCACAAAATCAATTGCATTTATATGTTAATTCTCCACTAACAGCACCAACATCAAAAAGACCAATATACGCTAGATATTCAGGTGCGGGTGACAACCAACAAAATAGGGAACAAAGAATACAAATATACCCTACAACAATCACATCAAATGTACAGTGTAATTATATCGCTAGACCATCAACAGCAAGATGGGGTTTTACTATTGTAAATGATAAAGCGTTATATAATGCTAGCTCATCTTACACAACTCATTTTGAATTACACGAATCAGAAGAAACAGATTTAGTATTTAAAATATTAGCTTTAGCTGGTATAACTATAAAAGATCAATTAGTAGCTTCATATGGTGCACAAGAAGATGCTAAAAACATACAACAAGAAAAACAATAAGATATGCCATTATTTGAAGGAACACAACAACAATATTACGACAATAGTCAGAGTTTCACTGGTGATGGTTCAACAACTGCATTTACATTAACATTTAGCCCTTTACCTTCTAACGAAGCTGAGCTTAAAGTTTTTGTTGGTGGGTCACAAGTTGAAAATACAACATATTCATATAATAATTCAACTGGTGTTTTAACAATGACATCAGCACCTGCGCTTAATACTATATTGTTAGTTAAACAACTTAAGTTATCTGAAAAGCTAGGAAATTACCAATACATAGGTATAAATGATTTAATAACTAACTTTCAAATAAATTATGTTGGTGAAGGTAAAATAATAAAAAAACTAAAACTACCTGAGTTATCTTTTCATATACAAAGAGCTATAGCAGAATTAAGCTACGATACGTTAAGATCAGAAAAATCACAAGAAATAGAAATACCACCATCATTAAAAATGATGCTACCACATGATTATGTAAACTATGTTAAAGTTTATTGGGTAGATAATGCTGGTATTGAAAGAATAATATATCCTGCTAGAAAATCAAGTAATCCATCAGCTATATTGCAACAAGAAAACTTTGATTATATATTTAATGGAGATCAAACGTTATTAGAATCATTAGATTCAAACCAGTGGATTAACTTTCAGAAAACAACAAGCAACGATACAACTGAAGAACTTAATAATGAACCAGATGCTGATGTTACGTTGGCCGAAGGTAGAAGATATGGTATAACACCTGAGCATGCTAACCATAATGGACTATACTATATAGATGATAGAACAGGTTACATACACTTTAGCGGAGGTATTGCTGGTAAAACAATTGTTTTAAAATATATAAGTGACAGTTTAGGTACAGAAGAAGAAATAAGAGTACATAAGTTTGCTGAAGAAGCTGTATATAAGTTTGTAGCACACTCAGTATTATCATCAAGAATAAATACACCTGAGTATATAATAAATAGATTTAAGAAAGAAAAATTTGCTGCTACAAGAAAAGCTAAAATAAGATTATCAAATTTAAAATTAGAGGAGTTAACTCAAACAATGAGAAACAAATCTAAAATAATAAAACACTAATATGCCAGAAATAAAGAGACAATTCGGACAAGGTGCTATGAATAAGGACCTTGACGAAAGGCTAGTTCCTAACGGTTCGTATAGAGACGCTTTGAATATCCAAGTTTCTAGTTCAGAAGCTAGTGATGTTGGAGCTGTACAAAATATTCTTGGTAATAGAAGACCTTATGGTAGTGCTCTTTCTAATTTAGGTAATAACGCTGAGTGTATCGGTGTTTATGCACATCCTAAAACAGAAATGATATATTGGTTTATAGCTAGTGACACTAAGTCATTAATACTAGAATACGATCAAACTCTAAACACAGTTAAACCAATATTAGTAGATACTCAAGGTATTTTAAACTTTTCTACTAGATTTAAAATAACTGGTATAAACATAATAGATGATTTAATGTTTTGGACAGATAATAAAACTGAGCCAAAGAAAATAAATATAGTTACATGGAGAGGTTATAATAGCAGTAACACAAGCTACACTCACACTCAAATAAACTCTTCAAACTTTACAGAAGACCAGATTACTGTAATAAAAAAATCACCTTTAAAACCACCGACATTAACAATGTCAGACAGTGCTAGAACTGGTATAACTGAAACAGCTTTGTTACAAAAGTCTTTTACAGATACCTCTGACCCGTTTGACCCGGTTGCTACAGGTGATTATGGTAATGTTACGTTTACTAGCTCACCAAACTATATAGTAGGTGATAAGCTTGAATTAACTTTGTTAGATGAAAGTGAAGATGAAAAAGTTATATTAAGTGTTACTCAAGTTATAAGTGCAAATACTTTTAAAGTTAACTTAGATGTTGTTCCTGAAGATGTAGAAGAAAATGTTCAAGACTGGAAAGTTAAACTAGTTGAATCAAAAGGTTTGTTTGAATTTAAATTTCCTCAATTTGCTTATAGATATAAATATGATGACAACGAATATTCAGCAATTGGGCCATATAGTCCTGTAGCTTTTATAGCTGGTGATTTTGATTATGCACCTAAAAAAGGTTTTAATAAAGGTATGGTTAATAGATTAAGATCTTTAAAAATAGGTGGTTTTGCTGAAGCTGCACCAAGTGGTGTTAAAGAAATAGAAATACTATATAAAGAAAGTTCTAACAATAATATATACACAGTACAAGGTATAAAAACAACAGATCCAGAATATACAGCTGGTACTAATGGTGAGGTTGAAATAACATCAGACGTTATATTTAAGGTTTTACCAGCGATACAAAGCTTAAGGCCTTATGATAATGTGCCTAGAAAAGCTAAAGCACAAGCTATGTCTGCTAACAGAATTATGTATGGTAATTATCTTGAAAATTTTAATGTAAAAGATAGTAGTGGTGCAGATATATCAGTTAAGTTTAATGTTTCTGTAATACAAAATCCTAATGAAGTTGTTGATGTTAGAACACCTAAGCCTTCTATTAAATCATTAAGAACTTATCAAGTTGGTGTAGTATATAGAGATGAGTATGGTAGGGAGACACCAGTATTAACAGATCCTACAGGTTCTTTTACTTTAGATAAATCTTCAGCAATAAATTATAATGTTTTGAAGGTTAGTATAACAAGTCCAATACCTTCTTTTGCTCAATCATATAAATATTATGTAAAAGAATCATCTGATGAATATTACAATTTAGCAATGGATAGACATTATCCAGCTGAAGATGGTAATGTTTGGATAGCTTTTCCTTCAGCAGAAAGAAATAAAGTAACAGATGAAACTTTTTTAATATTAAAGAAAAAACACGATGCAAATACTTTTGTTGAAGATGAAGCTAGATATAAAGTTATAGCTATATCAAATGAAGCACCTCCTTTTTTAAAGATAGACAGAGTATCTAAAGGTACACTTACAGCTGCAAATGTAGACGCTAGTACTGAGAATATATTTTTAGGTACAGGTTTTCCTACAAAAGATATGGGTTTTGTACATGTTTTAAAAAGTAAATGGACTAAGATATTTGGTGGTGGAGATGACGACGCTTCAGCAAACATATTACCAGTTCATCAATTATCTAATTTAGAACTTAGAGTTATAGGAGATGGTAATCAAAGTAGGTTTTATGAAATTGCAAACATAAAATACTTTGCTTTATCTGGTAGTAACTCTTATTATGAAGTTGAATTAGAAGATAAATTTGATACTGATGATATAGATTTTACTGGTAACTTTAGCGCTACAGATGCTAGTTTATCATTAGAAATAGTACAAAAAACAGAAAAAACAGAACCAGAATTTGCTGGTAGATTTTTTGCAAAAATAGAAAGAGATGGAGTTTTAGAAGACGCTATATTATCTCAAGAAAATCCTGATGACGTTAGGGTTATTGCTAATACTTTTATATACTCTAATGCGCCAGGCACAACTAGCCAAAATTACTGGAGAAATACAAACAAAGGAGTTTATCCAGGTGGTGGAGGTGAAAACGATTCAAATAAAGCTGAATGGTATCTTTGTAGAGCTCATTATAGACATTATGCAGATGCTGGTGGTACATTAAATGAAGGTGGTGTAAAAGAAAGAGGTGGTATAATACCAGGCGTTACAGAAGGAGGAACAGCACATAGTGTTCAAGGTGCAGGTGCACAATCAGGTAATGATTTTATGGAAATAGCATTTCATTGGTGGGGCGGATCTAATAGAAACTTTTGGCAAGGTGGTTGGTATAATTTTGAAACAGTACAAGCTCCTCAATATAAAAACTTAGTAAAAAATCTTGAAACAGTAAATGCTAAATTTAGGTTTTCAGATGATCCTGATGGTACTATGTATACAATTAAAGGTTGGAGAAGAAGTCATCAAGGAGCTTTTAAAGATGGTAAGATAGGTAGATGGGGTAGTATGAGGGTTATAAGATGGACATTAAAATTAGATAAAAATATAATTTGGGCACCACAAGATAATAATCATAATACAAAAGCAACTGCAACTAAACTAGAGTTTTTAGATGTTTATGCTGCTGGTGATGAAAATGGTTTTACAAGTGATAACCCTGCTATATTTGAAACAGAACCTAAAGGTGATTTACCTGATTTAAATTTATTTTATGAATCAAGTCAAGCTTTTAATAAATCTGTCCATGGTGCTGAGCAAACATTAGATTATTCAAACTGTTTTAGTTTTGCTAATGGTGTTGAGTCTGATAGAATAAGAGATGATTTTAATGCTAACAAAATGTCAAAAGGTATTAAAGCATCTACCGTTTTAGATACACCTTATGCAGAAGAAAGAAAAACAAATCAAGTTATATTTTCTGGTTTATATAACTCAATAAGTGGAACTAACAACACTAATCAGTTTATTCAAGCTGATGATATAACACAAAGCATTAACCCAGTTTATGGTTCAATACAATTAATGAGACATAGACACGGTGGTTTAGATGTATTATGTGAAGATAAGTGTTTTAAAATACCAACAAACAAAGATCTTTTATTTACCGCTGATGGTAGTAAACAAGTTACCGTATCATCAAAAGTATTAGGTGTACCAAACCCTTATACAGGTGAGTTTGGTATAAGCCAAAATCCAGAATCATATGCACAATATGGTTATAGAGCTTATTTTTCAGATAAAGCAAGAGGTGTAATTCTAAGATTATCTGCTGATGGTCTTGAACCAATATCACGTTATGGTATGTCTGACTACTTTAGAGACAATCTAGCGGCTTCTACAAACATAATTGGTAGTTATGATGATATTAAAAAAGAATATAACATTACATTAAATCATGATACCGCTTCGTTTAAAGAAACTACAAACGCTTGGTCTAGTAGAAAAAGTTTTTTACAAGAACAAGGTGTTAGTTTAAATAATAAATATTATACATTTAAAAATGCTGATTTATGGGTTCATGACAACGAAACAAGAAATAATTTTTATGGTACTCAATATAACTCTAGTATTAAGTTTATATTTAATGACGCGCCTGGTTCTATTAAATCATATAAAACATTAAATTATGAAGGTAGCCAAGCTAGGGTATTTAACGATTCATCAGATGTAGATAACAATGCATTTAATAAAGATGCAAAATCAGGTTGGTGGGCAGATAGTGTTGTTTCTGATTTACAAGATGGTCAAGTTAAAGATTTTCAAGATAAAGAAGGTAAATGGTTTAATTTTATACAAGGAACTGCTACTACATTAAGTAATCTTGATACAAATGAGTTTTCTGTTCAAGGTATAGGTTTACCAGATGGTGGTGTTTCTGGAACTGAAAACACATCAGTAGTATTAACAATAGAAGAAAATAACGATTAATATGGCATTAGTAAACTGTACAATAAATTCAACACAGGTAACTGTAGCTAAAGGATCGCAAATAGGAAGTGGTGTTGCTAATCAAGTATTAACTATAACACCAAATACTGGTTTTGTTTTAAGAGCATCTGATTTTACAGCTGCTTCACCTCCAACTGGAATATCAAGTATAGTTTTAGCAGACTCAGGAACTCCTTATGCTTCTAATAATACCGTAACGGTAACTTGTGATCTTACAGACACAGGTTCTTATTCTGTTAATACTAGTTTTGTTATAGACATAGATGGTTCAGCCATATTAGATCAAGACCAACCAAAAACATTAGCTGGCGCAGTTACTACAACAGCCACTAATGCTAGTGGAGCTGCATCAAATGTTGCTTATACAGCTACTGATACAACGGGTGTTACAAAAGATTTGTTTACTAAAACAGTAACAGCTAACACAAATTTCTTTTTTAGCACAGAGCCTACAATATCTG